TTTGGAGGTCATGTATTGGTTGGCGGTGGCGGTCATATCTAATCGTTCACCGTTTTCATTTTCTAAAACCAGAGAAAAATACATTACACACCCCCATTACACATTCAACGCATTCCGTGTTAGCCGATAAATCTCCAACCGTGACAGTGCCTTCGGCGATTGATTCGTCTGATTCACCGTTTTTCGGTTATCGGTATTGTAATAATTGTTCACCGTCCCACCGGAACTATCGGACAGCATGGCTCCGGAGATTCCATGCAAGCTGTAATTCAAATCAGAATCCATGGTCAGCTGCATGGCTTTTGCTACACCGCCTACGGCTTTCTCCACATACTTCTTGCTCTTGTCGATACCGTCTGCCAGTCCTTTCATAAAGTCTGGCATCCAGCTTTCGTAGTCTGTCAGAGGACCTTTGTCCGGGACGGAGAAGTGCAGGAAATCCCGAATGGTATCGGCAACATTGGTGACGCAGTCCGCCAGCCAGCCGATGGCACTCTGAATGCCGTCAATGATTCCCTGAATGATGTCCCGTCCCCAGTTCCAGGCATCCGAAGCCAGTCCCTTGATATATTCCACAGCGGCATCAAATCCATTCTGAATGCTGGATTTGATGCCGCTGATTTTGTCGGAAACTGCAGAACGAATGTTGTCCCAGATGCTGGACACCGTAGAAGAAATGCTCTGCATCACGTTGGAAATGGTGCTTTTGATACTGTTCCAGATGTTAGATACCACCGACCGGATGGCGTTCAGAACATTGGAAACCGCAGAAGAAATCCGATTCCAGATGGAGGATACCACAGAAAAAATGGCATTCATCACACTGGAAATCGTGCTGGAGATGCTGTTCCAGATGGAAGAAACTACATTCCAGATCGCAGACAGGACAGACGAAATGAAACCGGATACAGCATTCCAAATCGTAGTCACCACATCTTGAATCGCTGTCAAGACCGTGGAAATCGTATTGGAAATGGCATTCCAGATGGTTTCAAATGTCGTTCGGATGCCCTCTAAAATCGGTGTTAAAAACGACACAATTGCATTCCAAATGGCGCTGATCTTCTCCGAGATCCAGTCCATCACTCTACCCACAATGATTTGAATGGCTTCAAAAATCGTCTGAAACAGATAGCCGAATGCTGTGATCAGCGGTTCTAAAGTGGTGTAAATGGCATTCCAAACGGTCGTAATGACGTTATGAATCGCCTGAAATACCGTAGAAACCACATTGTAAATGGCATTGAAAATCGTGCTGAAAAAGTTGTAGATTCCAGTCCAGATGGCAGTGAAGAAATCCCGGATCGCTGTAAATACGGTCGTTGCCACCGTCTGAATGGCAGTGACAATGGTGGTGAAGGTATTGGAAATGGATGTCCAGGTGTTGACGAAAAAGTCCCGGATTCCGGTAACAATTCCCGTGAAAAAGGAAGCAATGCTGTTCCATGTGTCCACAAAAAATGTTTTGATGGAAGTCCAGACTTCGTTCCAGCTTGTTCCGAACCACCCCAGCACCACATCTGCAACGCCTTTCAGGGTATTCATAATATTGCGGAACGTGTTGACAATGAAGTCCCAGATAGATGTGAAGATGCCTTTGATGCCATTCCAGCACTGTTCCCAGTCGCCAGTGAACAGACCGATCAGAGCATCCAGCAGCCCCAGAAGAACACCAGTAAACTCCGAAAAGATGTTGGAGATATTCTGAAAGACGCCTTCAAAAATGGGAGCCAGCAGATTGCACAGCCCGTCCCACGCCGCTTTCAGCACATCGGTGAAACTCTCAAAGTCGAATCCCAGAGCATTTAACCGATCAGTGATACCCTGTGTCAATCCGGCAAAGGTGCTTTTGATTTGCTCCCAGATGGCGATGATGTTGCTTTTGAATTCGTCATTGGTTTTCCAGAGATGCACAAAAGCAGCCACCAAAGCGGCAACAGCTGCGATAATGGCAAGCAGTGGACCTAATGACACACCCAATGCTCCGGTAATGGCTCCGATGCCACTTTGCACAGCCGAGAAAAGTGCAGGCAGTTTGGATACTGCGGAAAAGACTGTTCCCACGCTGGAGATGGTCTTTCCCAGCACCACCAGCATCGGGCCCAGAGCAGCAGCCACCAGTGCAATTTTTGCAATGGTTTCTTTGGTCTGCGGATCCAACTGGTTCAACTTGTCCACCAGTTCCTGAATGCGGGAAACAATAGAGCGAATGGTAGGCATCAGGATGTCAGAAAAGGAAATCGCCAACTCTTCCAGCTGGGACTTCAAGATGGTCACTTGTCCGGCAAGGTTATCCTGCATGACCGCCGCCATTTTTTCAGTTGTGCCATTGTAGCCGTCTACTGTATCCGAACAGGTGTCAATGGCATTGGACAGCTTTTCAAAGTCTGCCGAGGAGCCATTGATGATCGCCAGCATACCGGACATGGCCTCTTTGCCAAACAGCGATGCGGCTGCCTGTGCCTGTTCTGCCTCAGAAAGACCGCCTAATTTCTGTCGGAGTTGTTCCATGAGTTCCCGCAGAGAATACATTTTGCCGGAACTATCCGTCAGAGAAATGCCGTACTGTTCCATGGCAGATGCCACCGTATCGGTCGGCTTTGCCAAATTGGTAATGGCGGAACGCAGTGCTGTACCAGCCTGTGAGGATTTGATGCCGGCATTCGCCATCAGTCCGATGGCGATAGCGGAATCTTCAGCGGAATAGCCCAAGGAACCCAGCACCGGAGCGGCATACTTGAAAGTTTCGCCCATCATGCTGACATTGGTATTGGCGTTGGAACTTGCGGCTGCCAGAATATCTGCAAAGTGTCCGCTGTCCGAGGCAGACAAACCGAAAGCGGTCAAAGCATCCGTGACAATGTCTGAAGTAGATGCCAAGTCCTCGCCGGAAGCAGCAGCAAGATTCATGATGCCTTCGATACCGCTGAGCATATCATTGGTCTTCCAGCCTGCCATTGCCATGTAGTTCATAGCATCCGCAGCTTCACTTGCAGAGAATTTTGTTTTGCTGCCCATTTCACGTGCTTTTTCCCGGAGAGCATCCATCTCTGAACCGGTCGCACCCGAAACAGCTGCCACCTTGGACATAGCAGCATCAAAGTCTGCACCAGTTTTCACAGCAATGGTGCCCAGAGCCGTGACACCAGCTGTGACGGGCAGCAGCTTTTGTCCCACGCCAGAGATCTTATCTCCGGCATCCTGCATTTTTTCTCCGACCACACCCAGTTTTTCCAGGGCGGTGTGAGAATTGTTTGCTTCTGTGGTCAGGCGTTTCAGTTCGTTTTCGGTTTCGATGATCTCACGCTGTAAGGCATCATACTGCTGCTGGGAAATTTCGCCATTTGCAAGAGCGGTGTTTGCCTGTTCTGCGGCAGTTTTCAGTACTTCCAGCTTTTCTTTGGTGGCAGACACCGCATCTGCCAGCAGCTTGTGCTTCTGGGACAAGAGTTCGGTGTTGGTGGGGTCAAGTTTCAGCAGTTTCTGCACATCTTTCAGCTGTGTCTGTGTCCCCTTGATGTCCCGATTGACACCTTCCAGTGCTTTTGACAGCTTGGTGGTATCACCGCCGATTTCTACGGTGATGCCTTTGATGCGGTTTGCCATGTAATCACCTCAGTTCTAAAAAATTATCAGCTTTTTTATCAGTAAATCTATTGACATTTATGTAAAAATGACGTATACTATAAGTGGAGGTGTAGCGTATGAATATTATTGCAGCAATTCAAAATACCATTTCTATTTCGCAGTTCAATCGTGGACTTGCAGGAAAAATTTTTCAGGATGTCAAAAACAGCGGTGCAAAAGTTGTTATGAAAAACAATGCACCGGAATGTGTGCTTCTTTCTCCGGATGAATATGTCAGCCTGATGGATGAAGTGAATGATGCCCGCTTACTCACTCTGGCTGTAAAACGAATGGAAAAATTCAATCCGGAAGAAACGATTCCGGAAGAAAAAGTTATGAAAGACCTCGGAATCACAGACGACGATTTATCCGACTTTGATGAGGTAGAATTTGAATGAATTGGGAAGTAGAATATCTGCCGGAAGCCGAAAGTGATTTAAAATCGCTTGACGGAAGTCAAAGAATACTGGTCTTAAAAGTAATCAAGAAAGTGAAACAAAATCCGCTTCCTGTTTATGAAGGCGGATATGGGAAACCGCTTGGAAACAAAAACGGCAATGATTTAACTGGCTTTCTGAAAGTCAAACTGAAAAGTGCAGGTCTTAGAGTCGTATACAAAGTTGTCAAGCAAAATGATAAGATGCTGATTATTGTAATTGGTGCCAGAGCCGATGAAGAAGTATACGGCATTGCTCAAAAAAGAATACAGGAAAATGACTTGTAATCAAAACGCATCAAAATCCCTCTGATCTGCCAGCACATCATAATGACACTCGTCATTCTCCCGTTCGGTGAACATATCATTCACCAGACCAATGGTCAAAAAATTCAAATCGCCCATTGACAAACCAAGCTGAACGCACCGCAACAAAAACAGCGGTGTGGTCATCGGTCGGTCAATCGAGCGATGTTTTTTTTAGACTTGACCTGTGTTTCTACGTTCAAACCCCAGAGATTGATCAGTTGCGGCAAAATCTCATAAATACTGAACGTGTTAAACTGTTCCAGCCACTCATCCGGAGAAGCCGGAATGGCTGCATCGGCGTGTTTTGCCATGATATAGGCGATGTTCTCAAACACCTCAAGGCTCTCGATGTCCAGTGCAGAGGATTCCTCTGTATTTTCTCCCACAGACTTTTGCAGTGCTGCAAAGTCCTGATAAATATCTCTGCGAAATTTCAAGCGATACAATCTGGGAACTGCTGCACTTGCCTTAAAAGGCACTTCAATCCCATCAATTGTAATATTTTTCTGAATTGCCATACTGCCACCTCCTTACGCTTTCACAGATGCTGCGGATGCTTTACCACTCTGTACAGCGGCAGCCAGATTTGGCATATATACCGCCTTGTACCAATTCTCATAAACCTCAGCATCCGTTTTCTCACAGGTTTTAGTTTTTACCAAACCACTGTTCAACGCCGTTGCGGTCAAAGACAGTGTTTCTGTTTTAACTTCCTTTTCGTCCTCAATGGTGCTGGATTCTGTTGCCGGACGAGAGGCAGAGCAACAGAACAGACAGTGCCGAATTTTATTCTTATCGCCGCTGAATTCAAACAGCAGTGCAAACTGTGATACTTCTGCAGTATTGGTTTCCGTGAGAACGCCCTTTTCATCCAGTTTCTCACCGAGAATGTCTGTCGCAAACTCAAGCGGAACCAATGCGATTTCAAGATCGCCGGTGTAACCAGAGTTATTGTTGATCACATAGTACACACCATCATCAGCGTAAAAATTGGATGCTTCACCTTCTGCATCGATAGACAGCGACACTGCACCGGGAATGCGAACCGGCTTTGCAAAAGTCGGCACACCTTCTTCATCATAAGAGGTGATTTTTGCATAGTGAACTTTGTTCAGACCGAATTTTACCTTGTTTTTCTCCATTGCCATATAGATCAAACCTCCATCTCATAGAGTACTTCATACAATTCTTCCGAATCAATGAATGTTTCTGTTTTTGTATAATAAATCTCGTGCTGGGAAAG